TCAGGCAAAGGCAATTGAAGGTATTCGCTTACCTTAGTGGGTGTTGTATATACCGTTTCATCGGGATATAGCGGAGAATCGGGACGATGGCCGGGTGAAAATGTTCTTGGCATCCTATACTACCCTCCGGCCCATAGAATGATGGCCGAGGTTAAATGTCATAGCATTTCCGCAAGCACCGCATTTTGGTGCCCAACAAAAGTGCAAGCAACCACACGCCAAACAGCGTGTTCCCGACCCAATGTTTTGGATGTCTTTTCGCTCACTTTTCCTCATTTGCACCCGCTTTTTGGTAGCATGGCGCATATTTTCATCGGAGAATGGGCTATCGTCTTCACTTACAGAAGAACGGTTTGCGTGTTTGATTTCAGCCAAACGCACTTGGCGTCGGCGTTCAATGTCCATGACCTCACCGAGATCGATATTTTCTATTTCCATTCGTGGCATGTGATGTCACCCCAAGGCGACATCAGCGACCGCCGGTAATGGTAATTTCTGTGACTAAAGTAGCCAAAAGAGCCGATGCGTTAGCCAATTCAAGAAGTGCCAATCCACCTGCGCCTACGGCGGCGGGTGCTTGGACTTCGGCTCCACTTGCTTCGGTGGTTGAACCATATGCTTGGAGTTTTTTGTTGGTTGCATCGTAGCGTAATTCAATTTTGGTCGCTTGAGGGCCGACAAGTCGGATGTCCACGCTGTCGGGAGTGCCTACACCGTATATTGTTGCATCAAAGGCTTCTCCACCTGCGGGATAAGAATTGTCAAATGTCACATTCACATATGCTGTGATTTTAGATCCGGAAACGGAGTTTCGCTTAGTTTGTGTTATCGTCAGTGCCATGTTGCTCATCTCAAGGGGGGGTGTTCATTGTTTTAAGGGTTGTCTAAGAATACACTACAACCAACCGAATTGTTCCGGTATCAGCCGCCCATGCGGAGGTCGTAGTGAGTGTGAAACGAACTGTGCCGCATACACGGCCAGTCCAAGCGATAGCGGTTGCCATAGCGGAACCGCCACCAATGTTTGGTGCAGTGGGTGAACTGTGACTGTTCACTCCGGTTTTACTACCAAGTATTACTTCACCTGTTGCACCGCCTTCATTTGATTGAAAGACATAGGGTGCTGGTGAACCAGTAGTATAATCAAGGTTTTGAATCTGTGTGATGAAAGGTAAGACTGTTGCCGCACCTGTTTGCGGAACATCGGCCATCCCAATGTCCAATTTTCCTTGAATCTTTTGAGTATCGGTATTAGTGCCAAGTTTGCTTGAAGTAGCGTCCAACCACATTGTATGGATTTCTCCATTCATAGGAATGTCGGCACTTACGACAGTGTTGGCCGCAAGATCCGCTTGAAGGAACTCATATACAATACGATTAACACGGGTGCGTGACCCATATCGGCCTTCACCGTCAAAAATGGTTAGGCCCATAGCACCCATCACTCATCACCGTCTGTGTCAGTCGGTGGGTTAATGAGAGCATCTGCAAGTGCAGTGAGGTCTGCTTTAGTGGCTTTGCGAGGGGTTGTTTCTCCCCGTGCTGTGAACCACTTAATCATCTCACCTCTTGTCCATTCTGTGTCAAAAGCGACTTCTTCAACAACCGCAGGAGTTTCCTCAACGACTGGTGCCTCGATCACTTCAACCATTTTCTTGGCTTTTTCATCATCCTTGGTTTCAAGTCCAGTGACTTTCCACTGTGGGTAATTATCACCCGTGAATCTATCAAGAAGTTCTTGCGGAACATCTGTTCGTTCTGTGCCTCTTGCGAAACCAAAAGTTTGGCCTTCAAGGGTGAACTCAACATAAGGTCGGTCGCCAACATATTGCAGTGTTGTCATGCTTGATCCCTCCACCTTCAACGGTAAAGGAATGTTATTCGCACCACATCAGCATCAACGCCAGCCGCAGTAGTTCCCTTAATCAATGTCGCTGTTGATACATCCCCAGCAACCGTGTAAGCGTTTCCTGCGGGGGTGACAGTATTATGAATACTTAGAACGCCAATTAGTTCTGTGCCTGTGATAACATTTGTTGATAGTGCGAGGTCGTATGCGAATGCCGCATCTCCATCAGCCACGGTGACATCAACGATGCCCATGTTGATCGTTCCCACTGCGGCGTTTGAGCCGATAGGGGATTGAAGCCATGCTGTGCTGTCTGCTGGACTACCAGCCCAAAGGCGAGTGTCTAAGACTTTTGTTCCATTTCCAGTTAAGTTAGTATTTGCCATTTCAAATCATCTCCATATTTTTTTATCTTCAACTCAAGTCCCTTACTTTGCCACTTGCTTTGAAGAAGGTTGCCATGAGTTCGCCCATTGTATGGAACATTCCCATTTGTCCGAGTCTGTTGATTCCGAAAGGATCTCCGGTTTCAATTCCACTTTCGTGATAAAGAGTAGGTTTTGCAGTAGTGAACCAAAGGTAGTCTGTGTCCAAGAAGTAAAGACGAGAAGACCCGCCAGTTCCCTTGTGAACATCCTTTGATGGAATGATAGGCACACCGTTGTAGGTTGCTACCATGAATCCACCTTGAATACCCGGAACACCCTTTACACCATTGACACCCGGAACAACACGCTTCATCTCAACGAATCGTTGTTGAGGTTGTAGCAATTGCTGGATAGTTTCAAGAGTATCGTAGCCAGTAAGGATAACCTTTGGTTGGCCACCAGCCTCCCATACTTGGCGGAACATACCGTCAAGAATGTTTAGAGTAAGCGCACGGTCAGTTCCGTTGGTTGCCCCAGCATCCACTTGAGCGTCATACCATTGTTGAGAACCTGCACCTGCACCGTTTCGGGTGAGGTTATAGATGTTGTGATCCGTGATTGCGGAAACATCGCCAAAGTTTGCATTTTCAACGAAAGACGAAGAAGTGATTCGGTCAAGCGACTCAAAGTCGTTGCCAGCCGGTGTATCAAGGTCAGCAAGAAGCATTTTGTTGATATGTTCTGTGTGGTGCTTTGCCATTTCCATTTTGATAACAGCCCGTGCATCGCCCAGTCCATCGTCCTTGTCTGCCAAGAACATGGCAGTTTCGGAGAGGTCAAAGGAGTGTGCAACAGTCTTTGGCTTGGTTGAAACATGCTCAAAGGTCGGCTTGGTAGTTTCGGGTAGGGTTGCGTTTTCACCAACACCGCCACCTTTTGTGATGTCCGGCTTTGCTGTGGTGACACGCCATCCACTCTTCTCCCAAGGCTTCTTAGGTAGTATAGAAAAGGCGTTGAACTCTTGGTTCAATTGCGACCATACTTTGCGTCCGAAGATCGCTTGGTAAGTTCCACTGGTGCTTGACATCAAAGGAGAGTCCGACTTCAAAAGGTCGGTTCCAGCGTATGCCCATGCGTTTTGTCCTGTTCCGGCTCCGTAATAGAGGCGTTCCATGTCTTCAATCGTGCGTATATATCCTGTGCTTCCACTCATCTCATCATCTCCTTTCAAATGTTTGCTCCATGCAGGGCACGCTGACCGAGTTCTTCAATCGCACGCCATCCGTCCAATCCATCACCAAGTGCGGCGAACTCTTCGTGTGTAGGCACACGAATGTCCGACTGTGCCGGAACCGGCACTGCCGATTTACTGATGGTTGAAGTTTCTTGTCGTAGGCCAGCGATTTCATGCTTTAGCATTTCAATCTGTGAAGAATAATCGGTAGCCTTTTGCATGTGTAATGCCGACTGTGTTTCGTTTTCGTAGCGGTCATGCCACTCTTTCTCAACGAGTGCCTTTACTGCTTCTTCGTCACGAATAGCGGAGTAAGCACCATAGCCTCTTTCAAGGGAGTTTGGTGACAGATCAAGACCGCCTTTAATGACATTACGACCACGGGCTGGTGCATTCATTCGCATATTAGGAACGCCATTTTGCTTAATGACATACTTGTTTGAATTAGCATTAGGTAGTTTAGGTGCGGTTGCGAGTGTTGCATCTTCGCCGCTACCATAAAGGTCGCCTTGCCCACGGTGTCCGTAGCCATGTTCTCCATCAACGCCGACCATGTAAGCCTTGCCGAGTCCAAAGTGTCCTCTTAGGCCATCCAGATCGACACCTTGAGTGTGTGCGAACTTTTCAAGTGAGTCAATGT